TCATGCTGCCGCCATCAGCGTGTTGGGCGACATCGCGGTGAGATCGCGAACGAGGCCGCTCAGCCCGTCCAGCCGCAGCCGAATGTCGGCGCCGGCCGGTCCGACGACCACCCGCTCCACCAGCGACCGCACAATCCGCGCCTGCTCCGCCGGGAACAGATGCTCCCACAGCGGGTCAAGCCGATGCAGCGCGTCCTGCGTCTCGCCCTCGGTCAGGTCAGGCGCCTCCCTGCGCGCCGCGCGCCACGTGCCGATCACGATCTCCGGCTGGCGCAGCAGCGCCCGCACCTGATCCACCACCGCCGCCTCGATCTCCGCCGCTGACACCCGGCGCACAATGGTGTCGTCCCTGACGGCATCCCCCTTCAGCACACGCTGCGCCACATAGTAGCGGTAGAGCCGGCCGTTCTTTCGGGCGTGGGTCGGCGACAGCGCCCGCCCGTCCACTCCGAAGATCAGCCCCTTCAGCAGCGCCGGCGTCTGCGCCCGATTCTGGTTGGCGCGGACCCGTGGGCTGACCTGCAGCACGGCATGTGCCCGGTCCCAAAGCTCCCGCGGCACGATCCCCTGGTGCTCGCCGGGATAGACCTGCCCCTTGTGCGCGGCCTCGCCGACATAGGTCCGGTTGTTCAGCAGCTTGTAGACATCGCCCTTGTCCAGCGGCCGGCCCGCCTTGCTGGTGGCGCCCTCCGCCCGAAGGCGGGCGACCGTCTCGATGCCCGATCCCGTCTCGACGAAGAGCTCGAATACGCGGCGCACCCGCGGCGCCTCGTCCTCATCCACCACCAGCTTGCGGGCCACGACGTCATAGCCGAGCGGCACCTTGCCCCCCATCCACATGCCGCGGGCGCGGGACGCTGCGAACTTGTCGCGGATTCTCTCGCCAATGACCTCCCGCTCGAACTGCGCGAAGGAGAGCAGGATGTTCAGGGTCAGCCGACCCATGCTGGTGGTCGTGTTGAAGCTCTGCGTCACGGACACGAACGTCACGCCGTGCGCATCCATAACCTCCACCAGCTTGGCGAAATCCATCAGCGAGCGGCTGAGCCGATCGATCTTGTAGACCACGATGACATCGACCAGGTCGGCCTGGATGTCACGCAGCAGGCGTTGCAACGCCGGCCGCTCCAGCGTGCCGCCGGAGAACCCGCCATCGTCGTAGCGGTCGCGCACCAGCATCCACCCCTCGGCGCGCTGGCTGGTGATGTACGCTTCGCAGGCGTCGCGCTGCGCGTCGAGCGTGTTGAATTCCTTCTCCAGCCCCTCGTCCGTGGATTTCCGAGTGTAGACCGCGCAACGGAGCTTCTTCGTGGTCGCCGGCATGGCCGGCTCGATGCGGGCGCGGCGGGTCATGCGTCACCCCGCGCCCGCAGCCCGAAGAACGTCCAGCCATTCCAGCGCGTGCCGGTGATGTGGCGCGCGATAGCCGAGAGCGACTGATACGGCCGTCCCTCGAATTCGAAGTTGTTGATGCGCACGGTGACCACGTGCTGCACGCCCTGCCATTCCCGGATGAGGCGCGTGCCGGCCAGCGGGCGGCTGTCGGCGCGGATTCGGCGCAGAACGACGTTGCCGCCATCCAGTTGCTCACCCAGCGCGACGAGCCGGTCGACGGTCTCGGGCTTCAGCCCGCCATAGGCCAATTCCTGGATGCGATAGGCCAGCCGGCTTTGGATGTAGGCCCGGTTCCAGGGCGGCGGCTCCTTGCCGAACAGTTCGCGCCACTGCTGCTTCAACGTAGCGGTCGGCGCCGCCTGCAGCGCGGCGAGCCGCGACAGCACCTGCGTCGGCGGGATCTTCGGGATGGTGGGCGCCGGCGGCGCGGCATTCTGCTGCCTTGCCTTCGTGCTCGATCGTTTGGTCATGCGACTCCCTTTCTCCTGGGGTTCGCATGACCGCGCTGCCTGGCGGTTGAGTGTAGGCGAATGTCTCCGCGGGCCTCGACCTGCGCGGCATCCCGCGCGAGATCCTCGTCAGCGCGGCTGCGCAGCCGCAGCAGGCCCGCTGCGAGGATGGCGCAGACCTCCCGGAGGTGGGGCGGCAGATGATGATTGGTCGGCAGGGGCATCGGGATCCAGCACGCATTGTCCTGCCTCCCCTTTACGTATTCGCGCGGCCGTTTTTCCCACGCCCTGGCCCAGGTGCGCTGCACCGACTCTGGGTCGCCCCGGTGGGAGGAACTTCATCGCGGCGGAGACGATGGTAGAACCGGCTGACCCGCTGCTTGACCGCACTCTCGCTCGGGACGTTGTTGGGGCCATAGGTGGTTGAAAACCAATCCATCAAGCGCCGCACCGTCTCGGCCTGGATGTCGGGAAGGCCCTCGTTGTGGGCGATTGCCCCCAACTCGCACAGGCAGTCCTCCCACTCATGCCGCGGCGGTGCGCCGCGCGCGGCCGGGGCGAACCATGCGCGCGGGGGCGCCCACACAGTCGCCGGCGGAAGAGTCGGCGACGACGGCGGCGCGTCGCCGGTACCGAGATCGTGCTCCATCTCGAAGCGCTCCAGCTCATCATGCCGGACCACCAGCTGGGCGCGCTTCACGACCAAGGCGTGCCGCTCGCCATTCTCGTCGATCGGCTCCAGCAATTCGCCCGCTGGGCTTAGAAAGCGCGCGATCTGGCCCGCGCCGTTCTGCATGACCGCATAGGCATCGATGCGCGATAGATCGATCGGACCGACGTGGTGCAGGCGACCTCTCGGCTCCACCCGAACCCGCTCGTCAGCGGCCCGGTGCGTGTCGCTCACCTCCATCAAGAGCGCGGCAACCGGAAAGGACAGGCAGAGCTCGCCTTCCAGCACGTAGGCGGAGATATCATCGGCATCCATGGCCCAGCGCACAAAGATCTCGCGCAGCGTGTAGTAGGGTTTTCGCCGGTTCGTCTTGGCCACGATCACCTCCGCTCGATCGCACGCAGGCGCCGATAGGCCCGCACCACCTTGGCCATGTCCTGCCGCATGTCGGGTGGCAGGCGATGCGCCTCGACAAACAGATCGTCCATCAGCAGCCCGAGGATGGCCGCCGCCCGTTCGATAAGCTGGTCGCGCGGCGGGCTCTCGAGGTCCCGTTCGATCCGCGACCAGTACGCGGCCGAGATGCCCAGACGTTCGGCCATGTCGGTCAGCCCGATGCTGAGCTCCGTCCGCCGCTCGCGAAGCACGCTGCCGAAGCTCACGGCCTGCCTCCCTCGATTAGGCGGTAGCGCTGCAGGCGCACCGCAATGAATCGATCGGACACGCCGAAATCCCCCGCCAAGGCGGCGACAACACCGGCCAGCGCCTCGGGCGGCGTGTCGTGCGCGAGAACCCGGCAGCCGACACGCCCGCGGTGCGGCGCGTTCACCATGCGCAGCTTCTCGGAGCGGGCATGCTTCACCAGGCGCAAATGCAGGGAGACGGGCGGGGCCAGCAGCGCGCCCATGAACTCATTGGCCCGCCGCTCTTCGCGTACGGCGGCGCCGTCGAAGCTGTGCGGCCCGGAGGTGACTGACCGATAGCGACGGGCGGATTGCCGCGTGGCCGCCGGCACGTCGAACACGACATGCCCAAGCTCGTGCGCCAGGGTGCTCAGCAGCAACTCGGGCCGGTCGGCCAGCATCGTCGCATTGATCGAGACGAGGGCGATGCCGGGCGCCGAGGGATCGGTCTCGCAAATGCCGAGCACCGGCTGGCGATCCTCATCGTGGACCGCATGGGCGAAGTCCCAATGGACCTCCACGCCACTGCGGTTGATCTCCAGACGGGTCGCCGCGGCGGCGAGATCCTTGGGGTCGAGCGCCCAGGGGCCGTCGCGGCGGGGGACCGCCTGGCGCAACTGGGATGCAACCGACCAGACGGTGTCCGCGGCCAGCGGGTGCGGGGCCTTGGACGTGGGGTCGTGCGGGTAGGACAGGGAAAGCGACATCGCGGGGGGCCTCCGTGGTTTACGCATCTGCGCAACGCGATGTTCTATTTATGTTCCTGCTCCCGGGTGAGTCCATCGTCCTGTTAGGGGGTCAGTCAATAAATAGCCGAAACGATAACCGTATCCGCTTCTGCCACATCTAACGCATTGATATAGAGACAGAATTGCGTGGTCAGAAATTCCGGTCATTTCCTGGCCAGGAATAACTACCCTTCCAGGCTGATCGCCCTCCTATCCGCGTGGTTCGTTCCTGCCGTCGCCATCACCCGGCGCAGCAGGAGAGTTCAAATGAGCGCGCAACGTGCTGAAGCGCATCGAGAACCACCGCTATTGGAGGCCGCGGACCTCCGGGTCGCCCTCACGACCGCCGCCGTCCAGGCCGCCCGAGGGGCTCGCCGCCTGCGCCTCGGGCGCGCCGATCGGGACGACCTGCGCCAGGACATTCTGGTCGCGCTGCTGGAGCGCCTGGAGCAGTTCGATCCGGCGCGCGGGGCCTGGAGCACCTTCACCGGCGTGGTCGCCCGGACGGTCGTCGCCGATCGTGCGCGCGCCCATCGGGGCCGGCACGGCGCCTGCCTGGCGCTCGATCTCGATCAGTTCCCGGCAGGCGCCTCAGCCACCCAGCAGGACTGCGCCGATCCGGTCCTGACCTTGGACCTGCAGCGCGTGGCGGCGGAGCTGCCGCTGCAGCCGCAGGAACTGCTGCGCCTGCTCGCCGCGATGGGGGATGTCGCCGCGGCGCAGCGTGCGGACGTGCGCTCCACCACCGCCTTCTATCGCGCGGTCGCCGACCTGCGCTGCTGGCTGCGAGCGTCGGGCATGCGGCCGCCGGCCGACGTGCGCGGACAGCCGCGCGCGGGGCGGTGGGAAAAATCGGCCCCCGGATACGTAAAGAAAGAAATGCCGAACCATGCCTGAGAGGGAGAGCCGATCAATGCGCATTGCGCACCTGACCCTTGAGACTGCCGAGACGATGTCGTGCGCCGATGCGTTGCTCGATGTCGTGCTGACGGAGAACGGCCTGTGTGATTGTTTCGCCGATGCGGCGCCCGGCGATGCCATCGTCTACCACATGGGCCTGCTCGCCCGTGATCGCGACAAGGCGGCGTCCGAACTGCCGGCCGAGCGGCGCGAGGATCTCGAGGCTGTCGCGCGTCGCGTTTGGGCGATGGCGGAGGCTGGCCTTGGCCATCTCGTGCAGCGCCGCGTCGCTGAAGGGCGCTGCGCCTATCTGCTGATCGTTCGGCCCCGGCCACTGAGCGCACGCAGCGCCGCCGGCTACGCGCTGGCCGACCTGCTCGGCCGGGAGGCGGCGTGATGGAAGCCTCCCGCCGCAACCACCCGACGATCGACGACATGCGCCTGCTGCCGATCGGCCAGGTGATCGACCTGCCGGCCGAGCATCTCGCTCTGCTGCAGGAGGAGGCGCGGTCGCGTCTCGACATCGCCAAGCGGGCGCTCGACTGGATCGAGGGCGCCATCGCCATGCGCTTCGAGCAGCGCGCCATCGGCGCCCGCGCCGCGGCCGGGAAGGACACTGGCACCGTCCGCTTCCAGGACGGCAACGTCGAGGTCACCGCTGATCTGCCTAAGCGGGTGGAATGGGACCAGACGCGGCTCGCCGCGCTGTCCGAGCAGATCCGCGCTGGCGGCGAGGATCCGGGCCAGTACGTCGAGGTCAGCTTCAAGGTCTCGGAGCGGGCCTACACCGCCTGGCCGGAGCGCATTCGCGCCGCCTTCGAGCCGGCCCGCACCGTGCGCACAGGTCGCGCCACCTATCGCCTCGCCATCATGTCGGAGACCGCGCGGCGGGACAGCCCACATGCCGGCGCCCTCCATCCTCTGCGGGGGGCTCTCTGATGGCGCTGCGCATCGTCACGGCCGACGACCGGATCTCTGCCGCCGCGAACAAGACCACGATGGTCATCGTCGGCGAGAGCGGGTCGGGCAAGACCACGCTCGTCAAGGTACTGCCCGCCGTCGAGACGGCCTTCCTCGACCTCGAAGCCGGCATGAAGTCGGTGCAGGACTGGCGCGGCGACAGCATCCCCGTGCGCTGCTTCGAGGACATGGTCGTTCTCACCTCCCTGATCGGCGGCCCGAACCCTGCCGCCCCGCCCACCGCCTTCTTTTCGAACGAGCACTACGCCCACTACGCCGCCCAGCATCCCGACCTCGTCGCAATGCTTGCCCGGAAGTCGATCATCTTCGTCGACAGCATCACCGATCTGACGCGCCAGGCCATGGTCTGGGCCAAGAAGCAGCCCGAGGCCTTCTCCGACAAGACCGGTAAGCCGGACACCCGCGGCGCCTATGGGCTGCTCGGGCGCGAGGTCATTGGCCTGCTGAAGCACCTCCAGCACGCGCCAGGCAAGACGGTGATCCTGGTCGGCATCCTGGAGAAGCACACCGACGACTTCGGCCGCGTCGCCTGGCAGCCGCAGATGGAGGGCGGCAAGGCCGGCCGCGAACTCCCCGGCATCGTCGATCAGGTCATCACCCTCTCGCTGTTCTCCCGCGATGGCGACGGCGCGCTGGTCCACGACCCTCAGCGCGGCACGGAACGCCGGCTGGTCTGCCAGGCGGGCAACCGCTTCGGGCTGCCGGCCAAGGACCGCTCTGGCCGCCTCGATGAGACCGAGCCGCCGGATCTGCTCGCGCTGCTCCGCAAGATCAACGCCCCAGCCGCATCCCCCGCCTGACCCGAACCCGAGAGGCACACCGATCGATGTACGACATGAACGACGCCGAACTGCCGCGTGGCTCCGACCTCATCCCGGACGGCACCTTTGCCAAGGTGACCATGGTGATCCGCCCTGGCGGGGTGGATGGTCAGGGCGAGGCCGACCGCGGTCTCCTGAAGGCATCCCGTGGCGGCGGCGACACCGCCATGGTGGACGGCGAATTCACCGTCGCCGCGGGTCCGCACATCCGCCGCAAATTCTGGCAGACCTTCACGGTGGTCGGCGGCAAGGTCGATGAGCACGGCGTGTCCATCGCCTGGAAGATCTCGAAGGGGACCTTCCGCGCAATGATCGACAGCGCGCTGGGCCTCGACCCGCAGGATATGGGCGAGGCAGCCAAGGCGAAGCGGGTCCTGCGTGGATTGTCCGACCTGTCAGGCATCACCTTCGCCGCAAAGATCCGGGTCGAGCCGGCGAATGACCCGCGCTACAGCGACAGCAACCGCCTCGACCGCGTGGTGCTGCCGGGCGAGCCCGAATATGCGCGCATCATGGCGGGCGAGTCGGTGCCGGCTTCGCCCAGCGGCCAGCGCACAGCAAAGCCCGCCGCGGCTCCTGCGCCGAGTGCGCCGGCCTGGGCCAGCACGGCAGCGCCACAGGCCGCCGCACCAGCGTCGCCCTCCTGGGCTGCACCGGCTGCCACGCCGTCCGCCCCACCCCCGCGTTCGGCACCCCCTGCGGCAGGCGGCCCGGCTTGGCTGAACGGGTGATGCACCGATGGTCCGTCGCCGCTGGACGCGGCCGGCGCAGCCGCGTGCTGCGGCCAAGCCCCTGCCACCGCCGCGCGGCTGCTCGCCGGAGGATCAGGTACGTCGCCTCACCTGTGCGCTCTGCGGCCGGGAGGCGAAGGGGTTCGGCTACATCCACGAGATGCGGTTGGGCGAGTTTCCCCACCACCGCTTCTGCTCAATGCGATGCTGCGAGGCAGGCGGCGCGATGGCCCGCAGGTCCAATGGCGTGATCGACAAAACGCAGATGGAGGAGCGCGCGGTGAAGGACGCGCGCCGGCCGCTCGCGGAAGTGCTGGTGGAGCTGAACCTCATGGCGCCGTTCCATGACCGCAGTGCGATGGAGATCGACCGCATCATCGAGGCCTGCGTCGACGGCTTCCAGGCATCCATGCAGCGCCAGGCCGCCGAGCGGGATCCGCTCGACGACCCGATCCCATTTTAGGGGGTTGGCCGTGATCCTCGACCTCAACCACCAATCCGGCCTGGTCTATGGACGCGCCGCGCACGGCGTGGCCGACACGACGGCGCGCATCAACGCGCATGTCGATGCCGCGCTGGTGGCCCGCAACCAGCAGCAGCGCCCACGCGACTATCTCGGCGGCAGCCGCATTGGCGAGGCTTGTGCCCGCAAGCTGGTTTACGAGGTGGTCCATACGCCGAAGGATGCGGGCCGCGATTTCGACGGCGGCATCCTGCGCATCTTCGATGCGGGGCACCAGTTCGAGACGCTGTCCATCCGCTGGCTCCGCCAGGCGGGCTTTGATCTGCGCGATCGTGGCGCCGATGGCGAGCAATTCGGCTTTGCCGCCGCGGGCGGAAAGCTGCGTGGCCATGCGGATGGCGTCATCGTGGCCGGCCCCGATGTCGGCATCCGCTGGCCTTCCCTGTGGGAGCACAAGGCACTCGGTCAGAAGTCATGGACCGACTTGGTCAAACACGGCCTGCGCCAGTCCAAGCCGATCTACTTCGCCCAGGTGCAGCTCTACATGGCC